AGCGCCTCCAAACTTTGAAGCTGGAGCAACTTTAAGATTTAATGGTGGTTGGACTGCGGCAGCAGTTATTATTAATTTTAAAAGAGATTTAAATTTATAAAAAGGGGAAACTGTGAGTAGTTCAAATTTAGTAAGGATAGCTTTAATTAAAGAATCTGTTTATGGGGAAACACCAGGGGCAGGGAATTTTTCAACAGCACGTTTTACAAGTGATTCATTATCTGGAACACCTGAAACGACAGAGAGTCAACAGGTAAGATCTGATAGATTTTCAAGTGGTCAAGTTGTTACTGGTTTAACAGTTGGTGGTGACATGAACTTTGAGCTTGCAAAAGAAGATGTGATTGATGAGTTACTTGAATCACTCATGTATAGCTCATGGGTTGTTAGTAGTATTGTTAATGTTGATTTAACTTTAGATATTTCAGCAAAAACTTTAACTAGAGCATCAGGTGATTGGAATGCTGATTCAGCAGTGGGTGATTTAATTACCCTTTCTGGTTTCTCAAACAGTGTTAATAATACGCAGGTAACTTTACTTGCAATCAATTCTGCCACTGAAGCAAGATTTGCAATTGTAGACACAATGGTAGATGAAACAGGAAGTGGTACAGCTTTTAAAGTAGCTGATAAGATTTCAATTGGAATAACTAAATCTTCTTTTTCAATGGAAAAAGCATTTTTAGATCTAACTGATAAAGCAATTAATTATCTAGGAATGATTGTTGCCTCGATGAACCTTAATGTTAATTACGGTGAAATTATCGGTGGAGCTTTTTCTTTTTCAGGTAACAGTTATGAAGCTGTTGATGCAGCAGCAAACTTTATTACTGATGGTAGGACAATTGATACAGCAGCAACAACGCAATCATTAAACGGTTCAATTGATATGCCTTTCTTAGTATCAAATGAAACTGGAACATTAATTGATGCTCCATTTTGTATTCAATCAGTAGGGTTAACTCTTAATAATAATTTAACACCACAAACATGTATCGGTATTGCAGCACCAAAAGATTATTCTGCTGGTACGGCAGGTATTGAAAACTCAATTACTGCTTATTTAGAAGATTCAGATTGGACTATGCTACAAAAGAAATTAACTCAAGAGTCATTTAACTTAGGTTTCACTCTTAAGAACACTGATGGTTATTATTCTTTCTTTATTCCAGCAGTACAGGTTTCTTTTGAAGATCCAGGATCACAAGGGATCAATCAAGATGTATTCTTAAATATGACAGGAACAGGAAAAGTAGGTAGTAACGGTGAGTCACCATTAACTATCTACCGCTCGTAAGTTTTTCGCTCCATTAACTTTCGATTAGAGGCCTGCTTGACGGGCCTCTTCTCTTTTTATAGAATTTCCCAAAGGAGCAAATTATGAAATCAAATTTAGATTCAATCTTTAAATCAAACACATCATTAGAGCAAAAAGGTATCTGGTTAGAAATTAACGAGAGTACAGCGTTTCTTGTAAAGCGTTACGGTGGTTCAAATAGCCATGAAATTTCAAAAAAGCTTGCTGAATTATCAAAGCCTTACGTGGTGTTAATTGATAAAAATATGCTACCACCAGAAAAAGACAAGGAGATTGTAGTAAGATCTTTTGTTGAAACTTCTATACTTGATTGGCGTGGTATTGATATTGATAAAGAAAAAGACGTTAAGTTTACACATGAAGCTGCAACGCAACTTCTAATTTCTTTACCAGATCTACATGAAACATTAGTCAGGTATGCCTCTGACGCTCAAAACTATTTAGCAGATATGGGAAACTCTTAGCCTCATGGATGGCGTGGCATTTAAAGTTTGACACGCCATCAAAAGTAAAGATTTACGAGGCAAAACTAAAAGCTGGAAGAATAGCACCTGAGAATAGAAGGCCCGAATTAGGGAGGTTTAGTTTTTACGCTAGTTGTTATACTGAATTAGAAACAACAAAACATAAATCAGAAAGACCTCTAAACTTTCTTTCTATCTATGAATTTGCTAGAATTACAGAAGTAGATAATTTTCAAGAATTTCTATACTTAATGCGCAGAATGGATTTTGTTAAATTAGGAAAGAATAGTGGTAAGAACGACTCAAACGAGAACGATAAGAATAGTTAATGACACTAAAAATGCTAAAGGTGTCAAAGAGCTATCAAGGCAATTCGGGACATTAAACAAAAATGTCAAAACACTTAAGTCAGGCTTTGGTGGGTTAAGAACTTCCTTTCTAGGTTTTGCTGGTGCTATCTCAGTTAGAGAAGTAGGTAGAGCGATTGATTCTTTTCAATTACTAGAAGATAGAATTAAAGTTTTTACTGGATCAACAGAAGAGGCCACTAAGGTGTTTGATGATTTGGCCCAAGCTGCAAGCTTTACTAAGACAAGTGTTGACGGTCTAGCTCAGTCATACAGCAGAATTGCATTAGCTACTCAAGAGCTTGGTTTATCCCAAGATCAAATTCTTGCAACAACAATAGCACTGCAACAAACATTTAGACTTTCAGGTGCAACTATTGCTGAGGCCACAGCTTCAACTATACAATTATCGCAAGGGCTAAGTTCAGGGCAATTGCGCGGGCAAGAACTTAGATCTGTTTTGGAACAAAATGCCGTGTTCGCTAATTTACTTTCTAAAGAACTTGGTATCACTAGAGGGCAATTAATTAAATTTGCAGAGAGTGGGAAGATTACAAACGATGTAGTTTTAAATACCTTAAGAAAGGCCTTTCCAGAATTAAATGCTCAAGCTGCAAAATTAGGTCAAACTTTTGAGCAAACAGTAACTATCGCATTGGATAACTTTAGATTGAAATTAAGAGATCTAAACAAAGAATTTAATTTAACTGGTAACTTTGCAAAAGTTATTGGGTTTCTTTCTGATAACCTTGATGATCTATTAAAGGTTGTTACTGTGTTTGTAGCTAGTAGAATCTTAATAAAGTTTGCCATTCAATTAGGTTCACTTGCAGAGATATTTAAAACCTTAAATGCAGTTGCTTCACTATCTTTAGTTGCAAGATTAAATGTTCTTGCTGCTGCTGTTGTCGCTATCGGGTTTGCTGGTAAAAAGCTCGCAGAGTTATCTAAAGCCGATACTAATTTAAAAGCACTTCAAAAAAGATTAGTAGGTTTAAATAAAACACTCCAAGAAACAAAAGAAGAACTTGCTACTGCTGAAAAAGAAGGTGGGTTTTTTGCCAATAGCACAATTAAGCGAAAAGAAGTTCAAATTAAAAACTTAAATAGAGCAATTGAAGGCGTTAGAAGAAATATTGAATTTATAAATAAGTCTAAACCTAAAGGTAAAAAAGATGGGATAGATAGTCTGAAAGATAGGCTTGATACACTTTTTGGTTCTGAGTCTTTTAAGGCCCAACCTAAAAAGGCCACTGGAACATTTGCAGAGCTTAATAGACAGATGAAAGAAAACACCATTACTGCTGAAGAGTATGCGTTAGCAGTAGATAAAATAAAAATAAAAACATTAAACGAAAAATTTAAAGAGGGAAAGATTACCCTTGATGAATATAATAAAAGTCTAATTGCAATTAAATCATCTTTTGATGATCTATCATTGGGCGGTCAAGTCTTAGCTGGTATTCAGCAAGGTACAAGAGATGTATTAGAATCAACTAGATCACTAGCTCAAGAGATTCAACGAGCGACAGTTTCAACTTTTAAATCATTAGAAGATGAATTATTTAACTTTGTAAAAACTGGAAGTTTTGAATTTAAAAAGTTTGCTCAAGGTATTATTGATGAGCTAACAAGAATTGCAATTAGAATGGCAATCATTAGACCATTGGCCCAAGGTATTTTTGGTGGTGCTGGAGCTGCTGGTGGTGGGCAAGCAGTAACAACAACTTCTTCAGGTTCACAGTTTGCAACTACAGCAGCTAACGGCCAGGCGATTGGCGGTGGAAATATAATTCCTTATGCTAACGGTGGTGTCGTTTCTACTCCTCAAACTTTTGGAATGACAGGTGGAAGAACTGGCTTAATGGGTGAAGCTGGTGCTGAAGCAATTATGCCTTTAACTAGAAGAAATGGAAAACTTGGAGTTGAGGGTGGGGGATCAAATGTAAATATTAACATTGTTAATAATACAGGTGGTGAAGTTTCTCAAACAGAAAGTGAAGGGCCAAACGGTGAAAGGCAAATAGATATTATTATTCAGGAGGCGGTAAATAGAAATATTGCACAAGGTTCTTTTGATAGAAGTTTCCAGAATACTTTCGGGTTAACTAGAAGGGGATCATAAATGGCACAGTCATGGCCTTTAAGTTTACAGCAAAAAATTAACCAAGCTGGTTTTACCAATGGTTTTGGTAACACAGTGCTACGAAGTGAAATGGATCTAGGCCCAGAAAAAAGGCGACAACGCCAAACCAGAGGAAATGATTCTTTATCAACATCTATAGATCTTGATAAAGATGAGTACATTACTTTGGAATTATTCTTTAAAACTACTTTAGCAGGCGGTTCATTAAACTTTGATTTTGATCATCCTATTAGTGGTGACTCTGAAGAATTTAATATGAAAGAACCAAGCATAGTTCCGCTTGGTGGTTTAGTGTATAGAGTGTCTATGGTTTGGGAGCAACAAACTTGAGAAATTTATCTGATAATTTAATCTCACAAATTTTTGCACAGGGATCTAATGATCCATTCTTAATGCTTGTTAGATTAACCCATACAAGCTTTTCAGATATCTACCTAGTAAATAATATAGATAATGTTACGAGCGATGGTAACGTACACCAGGCCTTTCCTATGAGGGTAACGCTACCTGTTGATGATGGCGAGACTCAAAGAGAAGTTGCACTTGAATTTGATAATGTTGCGTTAGAATTAATTGACGAAATTAGATCTGTATCTGATTTTATTGATGTTCGTATTCAAATGGTTTTAGCATCAGATCCAGATGTTATTGAAATAGAAATTGGTGAGATGAAAATAAGAAATATCCAATATGATCAAAACACAATAAGCGCAAAATTATTCATTGATGATTTTTTAAACATAGAGTTAACAAGTGAAAAGTATTTACCCACAAATTTTCCAGGATTGTTCTAATAAGCTCATAGGGTTAGACTATGAAAAATATGATTGCTGGGGAGTCGCAAGAGAGTTTTATAGATTAATCTATAACGCAGAGTTGCAATTGTACTCTTACCTTGATCCCTTAAATACTAAAGATATTTCCACAGTTATAAAAAAACAGCTTCCAGATTATTCATTGATAGAAAAACCGCAATTTGGCGATATAATATTATTAAGATTATTTGGTTTACCTTGCCATGTTGGGATATATTTAGATGAAAATAAATTTCTTCATACAAAAAAGGGCACAGGTTCAATTGTTGACAGTATTCCAAAATGGAAAAATAGAATTATAGGTTTTTATAGATGGCAAAAATAAGATTAAACCCTTTGTGCAATAGTGAATATGACTTTCCACAGATTAAAGGTGAGTCATTACAAAGTCTTTTCGATAGGTTTGCTGAAGAAACTGAAAATGTTAATGAGCAAACAAAAGAATATTTTATTATTCTTATTGATGGTTATCAAGTTGATCCAGACTTTTGGCCCTACTTTAAACCAAAACCTATTGCTAATATTTTAATTGCTATCAAGCCGCAAGGTGGAGAAGATGCACCATTGTTTGGACAGATTGCTGTTTTAGCAGTTGTTATTGCTTCGGCCTATATTCCTGGCGCACCTGTATGGCTACCAGCAGCAGCAGGTTTTGCAGCATCATTAATTGTAAACTCTTTAATTAAACCACCACCAGTTGATATTGCTGGACTTAGTTCTGGATATCAAGCTGGTGATAGTCAGATGTATTCTATTACAGGCCAATCGAATCAAGTTAAGTTATACGGCATTGTTCCAAAAGTTTATGGTAAGCATAGAGTGTTTCCAACTATTGCGGCCAATCCATATACTGATTTAGAAACAGCAGAAAATGGTGAGCTAAGCCAATTCTTTTTTGCTATTTATGACATTGGTTTAGGCCCTGCGGTTATTACTGATGTGCGAATAGGCGATACACCAATAAGTGCTTATGGTGAGGCCTTTTATCGTTTAGTAGATCCCAATAAACCAGACACAGATGAGGGTGAGTGGGATACTGCTACAACTAAAACTTTTCAATATTATAAGGGTGACAATGAAGTAACAGAAGTTGGTGTAACTTTCCCTAAAAATTCTACCGATCCAGGCGCAATTGAAAGTGAATATCTTGCAGTTAGAAGTGCTGGTTCAACAGGTGATGGTGATGAGCAGCAAATAAATTTACACTTCTCATTACCTCAAGGTTTGATTGCTTATAATAACCAAGGTCAAGAATCTACCAGGACAGTTGAGCTACTAGTTGAATTTGCAGAAGTTGGTTTGGAAAACTGGGCACCTTTTAATGATCTTGCAGCAGTAGATACATTTCAAATAGTTTCTAATATTGATCAAGAAACAAAAAGTATTACTCTTTACTATGAGAGCAGGGCGACTACTTTAAACACTCCATACCTACCTTACTATGATGTTATTTCAGCAGGCTATTTAGCAAAGTATAAAATGCAAGCTGTTACTAACTCAAGCTTTGTTACTACCCAAACAGTTGGGGACATTGTTACTTTTCCTATTAATGTATACGGTTTCAAGAAAGGTAATAGCACTTTTGTATCTCAGCAATTTATTCAGATTGATAATATGATCTTAAATGGATATGAAATTGTTGGAAAAATAAAAACAAGAACAGAAATAAAGCCAAGTGTATTCCAGTACACTTTATATAGTCCATGGCCAAAAGACATTCCTGTATTTACAGAGTATGTTCACAGAAAAACTTCTAATAATATTACGTTTCAATATCTTTCTTGGTTTGATTGGCCAGGTTCACAAGTAACATCACCAAGTATAATGCCAAACACTTTAATACAAGAAGATCCCAGTGGTACTGTAAAGATTGTTGCAGCAAAAGATTCACCTATACAATCTTATATGAGCTTTAAGCCTAAAACTGATAATCAAGTAAAGGTTAGAGTTACACGCTCCAGATCTTATAGTGCCTATAATTACAGAACAGTTGATAATATTACGTGGAGCAATATCACAACTAGATATGATCGTGAACCTATCGTAACTACAAAGCGTCATACTTTCGTAGAAGTAAAAATTAGAGCAACGGATCAACTAAACGGAGCAATCCAAAACTTAAACATGGTAGCAAGTTCTGTGCTTGATATTTATGATGGTTCTGATTGGGCATTGGGTGAAACAAATAATCCAGCTTGGATTTATTCAGATCTTTTAAAAGGTGAAATTAATAAAAAGCCATTAGCTGTTGATCAACTAGACACAACATCAATATTAGAATGGGCCACATTTTGCAGCGAGATCCCTACAGCACCTGTTGGCCAAACTTTTGAACTAGGTAGGTATGAAAGTAATTTTGTACTTGATTATAAAACTACTTTAATGCAATTGATCACTCAATTAACATCATCAAGTCAAGCAAGCTTAAATGTTGTAAATGGTAAGTATGGTGTACTAATTGATAAAGATAAAACAGTGCCCACTCAGGTATTCACTCCTAGAAACTCATCTGGCTTTAAATCAACTAAAAACTTTAGTGAGTTACCTGATGCAATTAGAGTTAATTATATTGATGAAAGTTCCTCATGGAACACTTCTCAGTTAACAGTTTATTCTGATGGCTACACAGAAGTAAATGCAGTGGACTTTGATGAGCTTGGGACTTTTGGTTGTACTAACTACGAGCAATCATGGCGCTTTGGTAGATATAATTTAGCACAAGCTAAACTCAGAAAGGAAAACATTGGTATAACAGTAGACTTTGAAAACCTTATCTGTACTAGAGGTGACTATGTATTACTCCAACATGACGTAATGAAAGTTGGTGGTAGTCCTGCAAGAGTAAAAAGTATTGTTTCAAATGTAGTAACAATAGATCAAGATTTTGTAACGGTGCCTTTGACTAATTATGGATATACCATTAGAGGAATTTACGGAATTAAAACCTCCACCATGACAATCACTGGACTTGATACCGCCACATTAGATGGTGATCTTCCAAACGCTGGTGATTTAATTGTATGGGGAGAAGTAGATAAAATAACTATTGATTGTATCGTTAAAGCAATTACTCCTAGTCAAAACGAATCTGCAAGATTGACTCTAGTAGAAAAAGCTGATGCAATCTACACTGCTGAAAGTACCGACACGTTACCCGACTATACACCTAATTTAACATCAGGTGGAATTACTGCACCTAGTGAAGTTCAAGACCTTGCAATCTCAGATTCTATTTGGGATTGTAACGGTACTCAATATGTTTATTATGTTGATCTAACATGGACTCCACCACTTGAGGGTATTGTAGATGCTTATGAAGCTTATGTTGACGTGGGGGAGGGTTACGAATTATCGGGCCTTACTCAATCATTAACTTATAGACATGAAGTAAACACTGCCTTTATTGATCAAGCTCATTCTTTTAAAGTTTTAGGTGTATCAGCAACAGGTGAAAAATTAATCTTAGGTGGGGTAACTGCCGTAACAGATACACCGGCCAGTAAAACAACAGCACCAAGTGATGTTGAAGATTTATTTGCAAACGTGTTAAATGAAACTCTTCAACTTGATTGGTCACTTGTAGACGATTGTGATGTTAATGAATATGAAATAAGATTTTCTCCAAGCCTTTCTTCTAACTGGCAAACTTCCGTAAGACTTCAAGTTGTTGGGCCACAAACTAATCAAGTTTCAGTGCAAGCAAGAACAGGTTCATATTTCATAAAAGCAAAAGACTTTAATAAAAATGAAAGTGCTACTGCTGCAAAAGCAATTACTTCAATACCAGAACTTTTTAACTTAAATGTTATTGATGAAACAAATGATTTCCCAGATCTTCTAGGCGTTAAAGATCGAGTGGAAAAATTAAATAATGATCTTGTTGCAGTGCAAACAGCTCCAGGAGTTTACGAACCACTTGGATATTATTATTACGAAAACTTTTTAGACTTAGGTGAAATTTATACAGTTAGATTGCAATCATTAATTGAAGCTGAAGGGTTTCTTTATGGTGACGTAATGGCGCAGTGGGTAACGCTTGATTCTGTTACTGCATTAAGCACCGTGGCTACATCAGATTGGAATGTTGAAACAGAATATCGTGGTACTGATAGTTTTAATGTTATGAGTGAGTGGCCATCAATGTCAGCAATTAGTCCTATCTCTGAGGGTGATCCCGATAACTGGACTCTATGGAGAAAATTCACAATTACTGATGCTTCAGCAAGAATTTTTCAATTTAGATTAAAACTTATTAGTAACAGGGCAGATGTTACACCTAGAATTTTTGACGGTGTAATCAAGTCTGATATGCCTGATAGAGTTTATGGCCAAGATAACATAGTAACAGCGGCTTCAACTTATTCTGCTACTTACTCACCAGCTTTTAAAGGGCCTGGCACTACTCCTAATTTACAAATTACTTTCGACGATGCGAGTCAAGGCGATTACTATGTGATTACAAATAAAACACTGGCAGGTTTCGATATAACATTTTATGATAAAACAGATACAGTTGTTTCACGTCAATTCGATTACCAAGCCAAAGGATATGGCCGGTTAACAACTAGTACAATTTAAGGAGTTAGAATAATGGTAGGTAGTATTTTTTCGGATATAGATCCGGCAACAACCAGTGGTAATCAGCTAGCAACAATATTAAATGATTTTAAAGATATTGTAGTTTCAGGTTATAAAGGAACAACTAGGCCAACAAACTTATTGGCCGGTGGTGCTTGGATAGATGAGGCCAATGATCCAGTTTGGGACATGAAGCTATATGATGGTAGTGATGATATTACGGTGCTCTCAATTAACACCACCACTAACTCAGTTATTATTACTGGTACTGATGATCAATATACTATTACTAACTCAGCAGATTCTTCTGTAGGGCCAATATTAGAATTTATTAAAAAAAGAACTACAGGTGATCAATCTCTTGCTAGTGATATTTTAGGTGTAATTGAATTTCAAGGAACTGATACACTTGATGTTAAATACATTCAAGCAAGAATTAGATCAACTTCACTTGATAACACTACAAATACAACACAAGGCGCTTACATAACTTTTGAAACAACAAAGTTTGGAACTGCTACATTAACCGAAGCTGCAAGAATTGATGACTCAGGTAACTTAGGAGTTGGAACCGCAGGCCCTGATACAAAGGTTCATATACTTGGTACTGATGCAACAGCATCTTTAAAAGTTTCAAGAGTACAGGATATTGTTGATGCTCCTTTAGTAGAAATTCATAAACAAAGGTCAACAGGTTCTGGGCAAGTTTTAACTAATGATGAGATTGGTAAGGTACTTTTTAAATCAACAGATCAAAACACGGCAGAAGTTGAAGTTGCAAAAATAGAAGTAACAGCAACGGAAAATACCACAGACACTGCCAATGGTGCAAAGTTATCAATTCAAACAAAACTAGATACAACTACAACTTATCAAACAGCATTAGAAGTTACTAATGATCAAGTAACAATTCCAGTTAAGTTAGACTTAACTGATGATGGCAGTACAGATGTTACTGATGTGCAAGCAGTTGTAGGTACATTAAATACAGAATTTCCAGCGCACGTTCACGATAGCACTTATACAACAAAAATATTAGCGACAGATCTTAACGCAACACCAGGCACTGAAGGCCAAGTTTTAAAAGTAAACTCTTCAGGTGATCCAGAGTGGGGTGAAAGTTCTGGTGGTGGTGGTGGACTTGATGTTTTTCACACTGATGATTTTGAAATAACTCAAGCTGTTGATGCAACAACAGGTAACAATGCTACTTACTTAACCGCAGGAACATTCCAAGGTACACTTTCTGATGATACAACAACACCAATTTCAAAAACCTCTAGTATTAAATATGTTGCTAGTGCTTCAAGTCAAAATGATTGGTTTGATTTTGGTTCAATAAGTTTAGATGATAAGCAAA